GGAAAACTAACTGCTCCACCTTTTGATAAAGTATAATTATCTGCTGGAGTGCAAACTACTGAACTATTATTTTTTACCCAAAGCGGTTTTAAAGAATATCTAAATTTCATACTTTTTACCTCCTTATTTATCTCATATACTAATTTATATTAACTTTCTTGTTTAAATCCGGCGTCTGAAAACATAAAAATATCTTTATTAAAATTAAATATAATTTCTACTTTTGAAATACCAAATCTATTTTTACCTACAAACATTCTTATTTGATTTCTTTTTTTATCTATTGGACTTTCTCTTATTAATAAAACACATTCTGCTTTTTTAATCTTTTCAATAGAATTTGCAATATGGCTTAATTGACTCTCACCACCTGCAATATAACTTTCTCTATTAGTCTGAGAAGCAGTAATTATAGGGAAATTATACTTTCTTGAAATACTTTTTAAAGTATCATAAACTTTACCATAATCACCCCAATCTTCAGGATTTGCATAATAATCAGCATAATCAATAATTAGAACATCTGGAATAAAATTATAATTTAATTTAATCTTTTCTAAATCTTTTACTAAGTCCAGAATATTATGAGATATTAAATATTCTTTAATAAAGATATTTTTACTTACTTTCTTAATAGAATTAGTTAGTAAATCAGGTTTTGTTTTAAATATATTAGTAACCATATTTACTGGTATTTGAGTTAAAGAAGAGACAAAACATAATAAACTTTCTAATGCAGTCATTTCAAGTGTCACAAAAAATACTTTTTTACCAGATTGAGCAATATTTAAAGCAAGATTTCTCAAAAAACTACTTTTACCACTCCCTGTATGTCCTGCAACTACATAAATTCTGACTGGAAAAAATCCACCTTTTAAACAAGTATCTAAAGTTTTAAATCCTGAAGATATAGGATTGTTCATTTGAGATAAATCTAATTTAGTAATTGTATCATCTATAAAATATTCTTTATTATCTTCGTTAATATCAAGATTATAAGTAAGATTTAAAAATAATTTATTTAGTTTATCTTCATAATCTTTTAAAGTATTTATATTCTCTAAAGCATTCTGAAATTCAGTAGAATATTTGAGATATTTAAACATATTAAGTTTTAATTGTAAAATTTCTAAAAAATCTAATATATTAATTTGAGGATTAGATAGAATAATACCATTTTGATTAATCTTTTCTAAATATACAGGATTATAGTTAATAATATCTAAAATAATATCTTTATAAATACTATTATCAATCATACCTTCTTTTAATATCTCTTTAACTATATTAACCAAATTAGGATTAGTAGAATTAATTAAATAATAAATAATGTCTTTAAGATTTTGATTTGATATACTCGGAATTATCTTCATAAAACAATATATACTGATTAACATAAACCAGTATATTATTATTGCGGGGTAGAGAAATTGGTATCTCAACTGGTCTCATAAGCCAGTATATGTGGGTTCAAATCCCACCCCAATAAATATTAAAGAACTATGGATATCCAAACTTTTATAAATAACTTAAAACTTAAAAAAATAAAAGATAATCAATTACAGGGTAAATGTCCTTATTGTGGAGATACTCCAAGAGAACATCATTTAGGGATAAACTTTAATAAAACACCTATCTTTCATTGTTTTAGATGTAATACTTCAGGAACACTTGAAAGATTAGCAAAAGATTTTAATCTAAACTATTATTTATTTTATTTATATCTTAGAAGATATTATAATTTATTAGATATTAATAATTATGAAACAAATAATATCTTAGATATTTCTGGATTTAT